CCGCCGCCAGTTAAAGACCTGAAGCCATTGAATGGGCAGGTGACAGACCTAAGTGAGCGTGGGATTGATGAGAAGACATGCCGCTTGTATGGTTATCAACTTACCAACATCAACGGCAAGGAGGTTCACATTGCTAACTACTATAATAGCGGTACCCTTGTAGCCCAACATCTTCGTGGTCCTAACAAGCAGTTTGCTTGGAAGGGTAACGTCAAGGGTGTTGAGTTGTTTGGTCAGCATCTGTGGAAGTCTTCGGGTGGTAAGCGACTTATCATTACCGAGGGTGAGATTGACTGCATGACAGTTAATCAAGCACTCGGTGGAACATGGCCTGTTGTGTCTGTACCTAATGGTGCACAGTCTGCTGTCAAGGCGATCAAGGAGAACCTTGCATTCGTTGCGTCGTATGCTGAGGTAGTGCTTTGCTTTGATATGGATGAACCCGGACAGGATGCAGCCCGTGCTGTTGCTGATATCCTGCCACCGGGTAAGTGCAAGATTGCAAAGCTTCCTTACAAGGATGCCAACGAATGTCTGATGGCTAACCACACCAAGCAACTGGTGTCTGCTATCTGGGAAGCACAGCACTATTCACCCGATGAGATTCTGCATGTCTCCAAGGTTTCTAATGACATGGAGGAGATGGATAATGTCCGAGTATATCCATTCCCATATGATAATCTCTCAGAGTTTCTGATTGGTCAGCGGTCTGGAGAGATTACCCTATGGGCATCAGGCACAGGCTCAGGTAAGTCTACAATCTTGCGTGAACTTATGCATCATCATCTTGAGGAAGGACGCAGCGTTGGTTGTATCATGCTTGAGGAATCACCACAGGAAACTATGGATGATCTGATCTCACTCATGCTCAATAAACCAGTGCGTGCTATTCGTGCCTGCCGCATGATGAATGAACTGCGTACCAAGATGGGCAAGAGTCCAATCAACATGACCATCCTTGATGATCTTACAGAGGAAGAGTATCAGTCTGCCAAGCGTAAACTTTGCGGTACTAATCTATTCATCTACGATCACCTTGGCAACAACGCCATGACCAACCTACTTGCTAGGATGGAGTTTATGGCTACGTCACTTAAGGTTGATGTGATTATTCTAGATCACATTACCGCTGCCGCTGCCGGATTGATGGGGCTAAGTGATAAAGACATTGAGGGTGGTGGCTCCGAGCGAGTAATCATCGACACACTTATGAAGGAACTGCGTTCTATTGCTGTGCGTACAGGTGTTCACATTGACATCGTATCGCAACTCAAGAAGAGCGACAAGTCCTATGAAGAAGGTGATCGTATTACTTTGCAAGATCTTCGTGGGTCTGGTGCCTTGGCATCTGTTCCCAACACAGTCATTGCTCTAGAGCGTGATCGACAGAACGGCGACGATAAGATTGCTAACACAACAATCGTTCGTGTTCTCAAGAATCGTTTGACTGGTCGAGCAGGAATTGCTACGGCTCTGTTCTACGATCATCGTACTGGTCGGCTACAGGAGATTGGGTTTGCCATGAATGAAGAGGGTTCGGTAGTGTTTGATCCAACAGAGGAAACAGTACAATGAGAACATGCGTATTTGATATCGAAGGCAACAGTCTCAACCAAGTGGTTGTAGACAAGAAGGGATCTGCACGACCAGAGTGTAACAAAGTCTGGTGTGTTGCTACCAAGGAAGTAAATGGTGAAGCCAAACTATGGACAGATATGGCGGCAGTTGTTCGGTATCTAAATACGTTTGATATTCTTGTAGGTCACAACGCTTTGTCGTATGATTTCCCAGTGATGCGTAAACTGCACGGACTCAAGAAGCCCAAGCTTATTGTAGATACCGTGGTAGTTTCACGACTCATGTATCCCGACCGAGAGAGTCATCCATTTGGTTCCAACTCCCTAGAGGATTGGGGCAGGCACTTAGGCTTTCCTAAGGTTGACTATAAAGGCGGGTGGGATAGTTATTCGGAAGAGATGGGACAGTACTGTGTTAATGACGTTGTGCTTGGTGAGAAGATCTACCTGACACAACTCGACTTCATCAAGAACAACAAGGAACTGGTGCGCTTTGAGCACAATGTATCTTGGGTTCTGATGGAGCAGACTGAGACTGGATTCGGTTACAATCTAGCCGAAGGTGAGCAACTATTGTTTGCTCTTACGCTAGATAAGGTAGGAATTGAAGACGAGATGCGACGGATCTTTCCTAACAAGGTGCATGAGCGTTACTCAGAGAAGACTGGTAAGCGACTCAAGGATAAGATCGAAGTGTTCAATCCCGGTAGCCGACAGCAGATTGCTGACCGTCTGCATGAGAAGTATGGCTGGGTTCCACCAGAGACTGAGAAGGGTAATCCCAAGGTAGACGAGAGTGTTCTCTCTACGCTTGAGTATCCCGAAGCAAAGACTCTGGTAAAGTACTTTGACACAATCAAACTGATTGGCATGGTCGAAGACTGGAATCTGAGAGCGAGCCAATCTAGCGACGGACGCATCCATGGATCGGTCAACGCACAGGGAGCGGCTACGGGTAGGTGTACCCACTCGCAGCCCAACGTAGCCCAAGTAAGCGGCGACCATACGGCACGGTCGCTGTGGGTTCCCGGCTATGACGGATGGGTACAGGTAGGCGCAGACTTGAAAGGCTTAGAGTTACGAATGCTTGCACACTACATGGCTAGATATGATGGCGGCAAGTACGCTGATGTTCTGTTGAATGGTGATATCCATACACACAACATGGAAGCGGCAGGTCTATCATCCCGAAACCTAGCCAAGTCTTTCATCTATGCCTACCTGTACGGGGCAGGTAATGCCAAATTGTCTAAGGTATTATCTTGTACTGTGCGTGATGCCGAGAATCTACGCAAGCGTTTCCAGAAGGAGATCCCTGCATTGGCTAAGGTTCAACAGGAAGTACAGTTTCAGGCAGCAAAGCACAACTCTGTGCAATTACCTGATGGTCGTAGGGTTCCTGTCCGAAGTGAACATGCTGCGCTAAATACCCTGCTGCAAGGTGCGGGTGCTATTGTTTCAAAGCAGTGGATGCTACATGCTTTTACTGCTGTACACAAGCGAGCAAAGCAGATGGCATACATTCACGACGAACTTCAGTATACCGCTCCGCAGGAGGATGCTGAGTCAGTAGGACAGGCTATCAAGGATGCTGCTCTGCAGGCAGGTAAGACATTGAATATGAATATCCCAATCGAAGCCGACTATACTATCGGCGCATCGTGGGCTGATACACACTAAGGAGTACTATGGAAGATAATGGTTTGACAATCTACATTGCAGGTCCGATGCGAGGATACCCTGAGCACAACTTTCCCGCCTTCTTTGAGGCTGAGAAAAAGTGGTACAAGAAGGGTGATGTCATTAAAAACATATACAACCCCGCAAAAATGGATATGGATGAGGGGTTTGATCCAAAAACACTTACGGAAAACAAGCAGCATCTTAAAGACTGCATGAGGCGCGACCTCAATGCTATCCTAGAATGTGATGCTGTAGTTATGCTGCCGGGTTGGGAGCGTAGCGAAGGTGCTAAGGTTGAACACGCACTCGCTGTATATCTGGGACTGTTGATTTTCTATGAACGGTGAATGCTACATTCGATTCTATTCCTTTAGGAAACTACAGGGATGGAGATGGTTTGGGATTGTCCTGTGTACTTGGTCAACCCATACCCATGTCCAACTAGAGTTTGACTGTAAGAAAAACCGCATAGTATTTCTTACACTGGATGGGATGCCAACCAAGGTCTTTAAGTTGGGGCTACAGACAAGTAGGTTCTTAGGAAACAACCCTTACTGTACACACCCTGTTGGACAAGTGTCGCTTCTTAGCGAAGACTTTGACTGGGTGCGTTCACTACCCACACCACGGGCATGGAAACTACTGCTCTATCACTTTGTTGGACGGTTCGTTGGTATGCGTATACCAGACAACTGCACAACATTTATCTGTGACTTTCTAAATCGGAAGGGATACAATATCCCACGAATGTTCTCACCAAAAGAATTATGGAGATACTTACATGATGGTAATAATGTTAGCAGGGCAAGCCCGTGTGGGCAAGACAACGCTCGCCAAATGGCTGTCTGAATACCTATACCACAAGGGATACTATCCTGTAATTCTTCCCTTTGCTGGTATGCTTAAAGAGGAAGTGGCAGCAATGGGTCTTACTAAAGAGAACAACCCAATCGAATACCGTGAGATGTGTCAGAAGATTGGTTCCTCCAAGCGAGCCGAAGATCCAGATTACTGGGTAAATAAATTCCGTGAGAGGGCGGCTAAGATTAAAGACGAGGACATCATTAGGCTAGAAGACAGCCCAAAGACATGGGCAGAGAAGGTAGTGCTAGTTGATGACTGTCGTTACCTAAATGAGATTGCATTAGGTAATGAACTCAATGCCCTCAAGATCTTTATCTCCAAGGGCAAGCGTGAACTAGAGGATGCACAAGCAGACTGGAGACAGCACGAATCAGAGGAGATGGCTAACAACTTTGAGGATGGGAATAAAGACATCCAATCTATGTTCCACTATCGTATTGTAAACGAGGACACCGAGGCAGACTACAAGAAAAAAGTAAGTGCCCTGTTCGATGAGTGGATTGAGTTGGCTGGGGATTTGTATACTAATCTGTGTGATTGTGAAGTATGTGCAGCCCACAGGTTAGATCGGGATATTGATTTGAATGTGATGATTGACCAAGTAATTGAGTTACTGGAGAAGCAACTTGAAAAAGACAGCGAAGAAACTACCGAAGACAGCGATTCTTGATGGTGACATTCTGTGTTACCGTGCAGCATTCTGGGCTGAGTCTGAGGGTGTAGAGTATTTAGAAGAAAGGATTAACCACGATGTCAAAGCATGGACTCCTGAAGGTATTACTAAAGTCGTTATCGCAATGTCTTGCCCTAGGGTTAAGAACTTCCGACGCTCTGTGTGGGCTGACTATAAGGCTCACCGTGATGTTAACAAGCAGACACCCGAACATCTTTCCTACGCGGAAGAGATTATCGGACGGTTCAATGTAGTCTCTGGTAAGTGCTATGAAGCGGATGATATTATGGGTATGCGTTGTTCTACCAACCGTGCCATAGCAGTTACCATTGACAAAGACCTACGTTGTGTACCCGGATGGCACTGGAATCCAGATAAGGAACCAGAGCCAGTCTATGTAGATGAACAGACAGCAGACTATAACTTCCATATGCAATGGCTTATGGGCGATAGTACCGATAATATTCCCGGTATTTGGAAGTGCGGTCCTGCTAAAGCATCCAAGATCCTACAGGATGTACCCCCGGATCAATGGACTGCCAAGGTTCTAGAGGCATATTCCCTAGCCAAAGACAAGGATGGCAACCCTTATCCTGAGGGTTATGCCTTGGCTATGGCTAGATGTGTACGCATTCTAAGACATAAAGAACTGGATAAGAAGAAGCAACCTATTTTATGGCTCCCTAAAGTTGGGGCTACTGACTAATAACTGGAGATTACCAAGATGAATACTGAAGATAACTCTTACCTTGTCCAAACGGTGACTATGGGCAACCAAGTAAACTATAATACAACTCATTATACCTATATCCCAGATAGGATTCCTGTAGTCCTAGGACCACAAGGGAAACTACCACAGTATAAGACTAAAGGTGCCGCTGGTGCAGACCTTAGTGCTAGTAATACTGTGCTAATCCACCCTAGGGCTTACTGCATGGTGCCTACTGGTATCTCTATCTCCCTTCCCCACAATACGGTTGGTCTGTTATTTGCTAGGTCTGGTCTTGCTAGCAAGGGTCTTGCCCTTGCCAATGGTGTCGGTGTCATTGACTCTGACTACCGTGGCGAGATCAAACTGTGTATGTATAACATGAATGATTATCCCTTTGAGATTCAGATGGGTGATCGTGTTGGTCAACTTGCCGTGATGTCTTGCCAACAGTTTAATTGGCTAGCCGTGACAAGTCTTGACTCAACTGACCGAGGTTCTGGTGGATTTGGGAGTACTGGAGTATGAATACATTTCAAGAATTTATTGCACTGTCTCGCTATTCGCGTTGGATTCCCGAGATCAATCGTCGGGAGACATGGGCTGAGACAGTAGAACGCTGGTGGGGTTACTTCACTAGCAAGGCACCTGTCCTTCTAGAAAGACCAGATATCAAGGAATCTATCCTTGCATTAAGGACACTTCCCAGTATGCGTGGTCTTATGACTGCGGGACCAGCCTTAGACCGTGACCATACTGCGCTGTATAACTGTAGCTATTTAGAGATTGACTCTGTAGATTCATTTGCAGAGTTAATGTATATCCTAATGTGCGGCACAGGCGTAGGCTATAGTGTAGAGCGTAGGTGTGTAGACAAACTACAATCAGTACCAACAATCACAAAGGATTTCTCTACCATAATTGAGGTACAGGATTCACGCGAGGGTTGGTGCAATGCGCTTAAGACTGTGATGCACCATCTCTTTGAGGGTGTGCATCCCAAGTGGGATACATCTTTAGTGCGTCCTGCAGGGGCACGGCTTAAGACCTTCGGCGGTAGGGCTAGCGGTCCTGCGCCACTAGAGGAAGTCCTACGGTTTATCGTAGGTACCTTCTACAAGGCTCAGGGACGTAAGTTGTCCTCGCTAGAGTGCCATGACATCTGCTGCAAGATTGCTCAGTCTGTTATTGTTGGTGGTGTACGTCGCTCTGCAATGATCTCTCTGTCCGATCTGTCGGATCGTGAGATGGCTAACTGCAAGAGCGGTGCTTGGTGGGAAACCTCAGGTCATCGTGCGCTTGCCAACAATTCTGCAGTCTATGTTAACAAGCCATCAATGGGTCAGTTCCTAGAAGAATGGACAGACCTGTATAACTCCCATAGCGGAGAGCGTGGTATCTGTAACCGTATTGCCATGAACAAGATTGCAACTAGCAATGGTCGCACTCCTTGTGATTGGGGTACGAATCCCTGCAGCGAGATCATTCTCAAGCCTTATGAGTTCTGCAACCTATCTACAATCGTAGTCCGTGCAGACGATACTCTTGAGACTCTAAAGAAGAAGATTGAACAAGCCACCATCATTGGTACAATCCAAAGTATGTTTACTTACTTCCCTTATCTTCGTCCTAACTGGGCTAAGAATTGTCAGGAAGAACGACTGCTTGGCGTATCAATGACTGGTATCTTTGACAACAAGTTACTGTCGGGTCAAGAGGGCAAGCCAAAGCTTGAGTATACTCTTGAGAAGCTACGAGATGTAGCAATCAAGACTAACCTTGAGTGGGCTGAGAAACTAGGAATTCCCCCTAGCAAGTCAATTACTTGCATTAAGCCAGAAGGTACAACCTCTTGCCTAGCAGATTCATCGTCGGGTCTACACCCACGATATGCGGATTATTATTTCCGTCGTGTTCGTATCGACAAGAAAGATCCGCTGTATAACTTGATGAAGGATGCTGGTGTACAGGTTGAGGATTGTGTTCTCAACCCACACTCAACAGCAGTGTTTACCTTTGCACAGCAGGCTCCACATGGATCAATCACACAGAAAGATCTCACTGCTCAGGAGCATCTTGATCTATGGAAGACATACCAAGACTGCTATTGCCAGCACAAGCCTAGCATTACTGTGACTTATCGTGATGATGAGTTCATCGGTATCGGGCAGTGGGTATGGGATAACTGGGATTCTATCTCAGGCATCTCGTTCCTGCCTGCCAGTGACCATGTATATGCTCAGGCTCCCTTTGAGCAGATTGATGCACGAACATACAATCTGTTTCCAAAGAGTTGGGTAAACTTCTCATTACTAAGTAATTATGAAACCGAAGATGCAACAACCAGTTCACACGAAATGGCTTGCACTGCGGGAGGATGTGAATTAAAATGACAAAAGATACAGCAAAATCCAAATTAGAATATCCGTCTACGTTAACCCCTGTTGATGTGAAACTTCTATTTAAGGATTTATATGCTACCATTAGTGAGTTACAGAATGAAGTACGAAGACTTTCCACGGATCGACCCAAGGGTAGTAGAGCTTCTAGAGAAGATCTACCCCCCGCTAGATTATAATCACGAAATACCTTCTGAAGTATTTGCCAGACAATCTGCTTTTAGAGCGGGGCAACAGGAGGTTGTCCGCAAACTACAAGCAATTGTTAATCGACAAAAGGAGGATCTCTATGGGCGGTAGTCCTAAGATCGACGGTGGTATGACATATGCAGAACAAAAGAAACTGCAAGAAGAAGAGCGTGAGTTTCAGGCAACACAGGAACGTGAGCGTCGTTCAGCAGCAGAAGCCGCTGAACAACGCCGTGTAAAGCGTGAGGCTGAAGAGCGCGAGCGAGTCAAGATGATGGAAGAGCGCGCCGTTCAGGAGTCTACTATGGCTGAAGAAGAGGCTCGCATGGAAAGCATGGCTCAGACATCAGAAGAAGAAGAGAATCCAGAAATCAAAACTGTAGATTTCTACTCTAATCTGTACAAGGGTATTAATCTCTAAGAGAGGTAACTTATGGAATCAATCGCAGACAGGTTTAACCAACTGCATGGGCAGCGACAGTCCAAACTAAGTCGCGCACGTTATTGTGCAGCCCTAACCATTCCTTCTCTGTTACCACCAGAGGGATGGACGGAAGAACAGTTGCTTCCACAACCAACATCATCGGTCGGCTCCCGTGGAACTACCGCCCTAGCCAGCCGTATGCTATCCGCGATGATTCCACTAAACGATACACCATTCTTTAAGTTTGCACTTAGGAACGGTGTCGAACCAACGACAGAGATTCAGCAGTACCTTGAAACAATGAGTTATCAGGTCTTCCGCAAACTCATGGGTACTAACCTACGGGAAACTGCCTATCAGGTACTGCAGTCTCTCATCGTTGTTGGTGATTGCCTTGTTCATATCGAAGACAATTACAAGTTCCGCACTTCTCGCTTAGATCACTATGTGGTACAGCGTACCGTAGAAGGAGAAGTACATGAGATCATTGTAGTTGAGTATGAACTAAAAGATCCTGAGGTTCTATCATACCCTGCGTCTACTCCGCTGTCGGAAAAGATGGGATATGAAAAACTATATTGTCAATATCTATACGATGCTGATAAAAAGATTTGGAACTATCGCAAGGAAAACACCGAAGGCGAAGTGATTGCTGATGGAGTCTATGAGATTCCACCAGTAGCCGTTGTCCGTTGGTATGGTATCGCAGGTGAGAACTACGGTCGTTCCCATTGCGAGGATAACCTTGGTGATCTCCAGAGTCTCAATGGTTATACCACTGCCCTCATTGATGGCATGGCAGCAAGCACAGCATTCTGGATGGCAATGGACCCATCAGGAATTACTGAGATTGATGACATTGCAGACATGCCCAATGGTGCTTGGGTTCCAGCCAGAGCAGGCGATATTGCTGTTATTTCACCCAGTCAAACCATGAACCCTCAGGTTTCTTCTGCACAGGTTGCCGTTGAAACCATGCGTCGGGAGATTGGCAATGCCTTCCTAATGACAGGCTCTGCCATCCCAAGCGGGGATCGTGTTACAGCCACAGCAGTACGAATGATCGGCTCAGAACTAGAGACTATCCTTGGCGGTGCTTTCTCCGCAATCGCTCGGGATCTTATGGAGCCAATCATCAAGCGTATTGTGTTCCTTATGATTGAGAACGAAGAACTAGATAAGCGTATGTATGAGCAGTTCTTTGATGAGGAAGGCACACTAATGACAGAAATTGTCACTGGTCTTCAGGCTCTCACCCGTGATACAGATCTTACCAGACTCATGCAGATGGGTGAGATGGTCCGCAATCTTCCACCAGAGGCTCAAGGTAGTTTCAAGTGGGAAGAATATGCCAAGGCTTTAGTTACCGCTCTAGGCTTTGATGCCCGTAACTGGGTAGTCTCTGCCGAAGAGAAGGCTGCAATGCAACAGCAGCAGCAAATGATGCAACAACAGCAGATGATGCAGCAACAGATGATGCAACAGGCTGGTAATGTTGCTGGCGAGGCAGCGATGCAGGACATCCAGAATACTGGTGGTCAAGGCATTGCACAAGTAGCTCAACAGCTAGGAATTGGAATGCAATGAAACGACTAGACAAAAGTAAGATGGCTTGTAATCGTCCACAGAAATCCCCCAAGGCAGGAAAGAAACGTGTAGTAAAGGCATGTGCAAATGGAAAAGAAAAAATCATTCATTACGGCGCTACGGGCTATGGTCATAACTACAGTGCTGCGGCTAGGAAATCTTTCAAGGCTAGGCACAACTGCGCTGGTGCAAAGAACAAACTTACAGCCAAGTATTGGGCTTGTAAGAATCTTTGGGCAGGACCGGGCGGCTCCAAGGCATCATGCCCCAAGAACCGTAAGTGTAAAGGTAAGTAGTAATGGCTAAGAAAGATGCTTGTTACAACAAAGTAAAATCCCGCTATAAGAAATGGCCTTCTGCCTATGCGTCAGGTGCCCTAGTGCAATGCCGCAAAGTTGGTGCTGCCAAGTGGGGGACAGGAAAGAGTCGTGGCAAAAAGAAAAAAGGCTGACTTCTCTTTAGAAAAGAAGAAGGGCTTACATGGTTGGTTTTCCCGCAACAAGGGAAAGGGATGGATTGACTGCAAGACAGGAAAGCCTTGCGGTCGAAAAAGTGCGAGTGATAAGAGTCGTAAGTATCCTGCTTGCCGTCCGACAAAAGCAATGTGTACAGCCAAGGGTGTACGCGCAAAGAAAAGCGGCAAGTCCGTAAGGTGGGAATGATGCCATTCAAATCACAACAGCAGCGTAAGTTTATGTTTGCCACGCACCCCAAGATGGCAAAGAAGTGGGCAGCGGAAACCCCTAAGGGAAAGAAGCTACCCAAGTATGCCAAGAAAAAGAAAAAGAAATAATGGCTAAGAAAACATTCAAGTGCAACTGCGGTAAGACCACTCGGCTTACTGGCAAGGATGCTATGAAATCAGTTTACCCAAAAAAGAAAGGAAAGAAATGAAGAAACCAATGAAGAAGGCTAAGAAGACAACCAAGAAAAAGACAGCTAAGAAGTCATATTAATTTTAACTTTAAAGAAAGATACACACTATGAACGAAGAGACTCCAGAGATTGACACACAGGAAGCCACAGAGTCTGTGTCTCAACCAGCGGAACTATCTCCAACATCGACTCCCGAACAGGTTGTTTATGCAAAAGAGAAAGTAGCATTTGAGGCGTATGTAAAGAACCAAGGCGTATCAGTCCCTGAGAATTTCAAGGACGTAGGTGCATGGTTCGACTCACTCAAGAATGCTCAGAAGGCTTATACCCAGTCCCGGCAGGAAGTAGCGGATCTCAAGAAGAAGTACGAAGAGTCTTCTGATAATCCTAATTACAAGGCTCCTGCTGAAGAAGCAAAGCCTACAGAAGAGAAGGTACTAGAGATTGACAAACTCCAGATTCCCAAGCCAGAGGAAACACCAGTAGAAACAGCGGTTGCTGCAGAAGCAACAGAGTCTGACTGGAAGGCTTGGACTGTTGAATTCGCAACTAAGAATGGACTGTCGGAAGAGACTTTGGTTGCCATTAAGAAGAAGACAAAGCTTCCTGATTATGTGATTCAGGAATACATGACTGGTCAGAAAGCCAAGTTAGAAGTTGCCTATAAGAAGGCTGCTGATACCATTGGTGGTCAGGATCAGTTAAACAAGGTCTTTACTTGGGCAAGCAAGAGTCTTTCTGCAGGGGAACAGGAGTCAGTTAATGCTGCTCTTGCCTCACCTAATTGGGAGATTGCCTTGCTTGGTCTTACTGCCAAGTATGAGAAGGCAATGGGCAAGTCTTCCAAGACAGCAGAACCCACACAGTCTGGTAAGAAGGTTCCAGTATCTGCAACACAGGTACCTGCAACTGCATACCAGACAAAGCGTGAGTTCCAGAAAGAACGAAATAATCCTGCGTTTAACAACGACCCGAAGTATCGGGCTGCAGTTGAAAAACGCATGATGATGACAGACTTTACTCGTCTAGTCCCATAAGAGACTAAGGCTAGACATCGACTAATTTGCAGGCAATAAGTCAAAACCCCCTATATGGCAATGGTTGGAATGAATGCCATGCAACTTAACTAAAAGACTCCATTAGGAATAATCTTGAGGTTAAGCGTTTATCGTTTATGTCTCAATATTTTTAATCCCTATTTAGGAGAAACAAGATGCCAGATAATTTAACTGCTGCCGATCTTGTAATGCGTACTAGCACATCCGCCGCCACAAGCGGTGGTGCAGCAGGCGCAAACAAGCTTTGGCTCCCTCTATGGTCAGGCGAAGTAATCAACGCCTATGACCAGTACAACATTTTTGAAAACCTCGTTACCGCAAAGACACTCTCGGGTGGCTTCTCATGGGAATTCCCAGTAACAGGTACCGTCGCTCTCAAGGCTGCTTGGAACGCAGGCGAGGAACTCGTTGGTGGTGATTCTTCATCAACAACCTTCAAGGTCAACCTCGACCCACGCCCAATGGCTGCTCACTTTGAGACTGACAATGTAGATCTTCTCATTACCCAGTGGGACTACCGTTCAGAACTCGCTCGTCAGGCTGGTCGTACACTTGCTGATACCCGCGATAGGCAGCTCATTTCTGCAATCGTCGCAGCATCAGTAGTTGCCCCACTTGCAAACGACCCACGCGGTCTACAGGTTGCCAACTTCCCTGCTCCAGCAGTAGTTGATACATCAACCTCTGCCGTTGGCGTAGCAGTCAGTGCTTGCACAGAAACAGTTGCACTTGCCATTCTTCAGAAGATCGAAGACTACTGCGTATTTATGCAGGAGAACGATTACCCTGTTCAGAATG